CGCATGAAACGGTTAGGCACGACAGAAACCGTACCGAAATCGCTCATGTACACATCAGCAGCGCCGATGATGGTGGTCGGCTCATTGCCAGGAGCCATGTAACGCTGTGCAGCGATACCAGCGAAAGCAGAAACGGCTTGTTTCTGATATGCGCCAACCATCAGAATCTTGGGGTTGCCACCAGAGGAATAAACCTGCTGAATAACATCCTTCAGGATGGTTTCGGTAAAGCTACGGGCAGTGCCGTCAGTACGGGTCGAAACACCGATGGTCGTGGGATCAGCACCGGAAGTGCCCACCGAGCTGTTGGTGGTGATCCAAGACAGCAGCGAACCCAACTTGCGAGCAGTGGACGAGTTACCAGCAGAACGGCCTTGGTTGGCAGAAATGATGGTTTCAATGTCGCGCTTGATCTCGGCAGAGGCTTTAGCCAGTTGGTAAGCCTTTTCAGACTTGCGACCAGCTTTGTCCACGGCGTCCAAAGTGCCGGAGATTTTGACGGTCTTCTGAACGATCTGGGTATAGTTGCCCAGGCGAGTCGTGGGACTCATCGTTGCATCAGTCGCGTCATCACCTTCCACAGCGGCGTTGTTGGTCGTGGCAGCAGCCAGCGAGTCAGTTTGCCACTCATGGTAAACGGCGGTTGCCTTGGACTTACCAACCGATGACATGATCGGGGTATCGGTGGGGGAGATGTTATAGATAACATCCGACAGGTCTTCACGCTGACCAATAGCGGTGTAGGTTTGATAGGTAGCCATTTTGTTTCCTTACAAAAAGCGTTCAAATGCGTTTGCAGCATCACGCACATTTCCTGTACGTTTCAACTGCGCCATAGCTTTTTTACGCTGCTCAGAATCCACATCACGGCTTTGAGATACACCTGATTTCATTGTTTTAGGAGCCTCAGTAACCTTCTTGGTTACGTTCGGTTTTGCCTTCTGCAATGAGGCGTACTTCATGCCCTGATACAAACTGAGCACAGCGCGAGAATCATATATGTTGGCTAACTCTTGATCTGTCCATCCAATCGACTTAGCGTATTCGCGAATGTCTCGCCGAATTTGATCGCCTTGTTTCGGGTCAGCGTAACCAGGAATCGAGGAAGCTAGTTTAGAGCTTTCCTCTGCAATGTGAGATTTCAAACGCTCGGACTGCTCGGCTTGTTGCTGTTGGGCAATGCGTTGCTGTTCGGCTTTCAAAACCGCCATTTGCTCCTTGCGTTGCTGTTGTTCAGCAACCTTTACGGCATAACCAATGGGGTCAGTTTCTTTAAGAGCTTCCAAGTTTTCACCCTTGGTCTGTTGCTGGAGGAATTGCTCCATCATTTGCAGACGTTGGGCGTATTGATCTCGGAGTTTGTTCGCTTCGGAAATCTTCGCACGTTCGGCTTCCACCTCTTTGCGTTGCTCCGAAAGCGTTTGGGTTTTCTTGGTGTAGTCTTGTCCAAGTTGGTAGCCCTCAATAAGCTGTTCAAGAGTTACTTCGCGTTCTTCTCCAGCCGCTTTGACCTTAAAAGTGCTAGGTTTCTCTGTCTCAACTTCTTCATGCTCTACCAACTCATCCTCAACAGCCTCTCCGGCTTCCTCGGAGATTTCCTCAGTTTCGGTTTGCCCAGTGGGTTCCTCTGCTGAATCCATCATTCCAAGAAATGCGTTTGCGGCTCCGTCCACCGTCAGCACACTTCCTTGCGGAGTCGTGTTTTCGCTCATTTCATTCCCAAATTGTCAGCACAAACGGTGTGCCACCGCCTCGTTAGAGGATTTTCCATTTCTTTTGTTCGATTAACTTTGTGTTAGCAATCGACTCAAAATGTGTTAATACTGATTGTATTGCATTTATCTTAACGTATGCAATCTCTCTTTTGTCTTGTTCGTCAGGGAGAGAATTCAATATATTGTTAATCTCTGCCTGGCGCAAACGATCCATTTCCTCTTTGAAGAAATCGTCATTTATTAGATTCTTAGCGAGTTGTGGACGATCCAAGGATTCCTCCGACTGCGTTTGTGATATTCGATGGCATGGATTGCTGAGTCAATTCTGCGCCCATGATCTGGTTAACAATGTCACTGATGTTAACAGGAGTTCCCATATACGCACCGCCGTATGTTCTCGGGGTAGCCCATTGAGTGTTTTGCAGTCTGTTAATGTTGTCCAGAATTGAGTTCAAATCAATCGGAGTGAAACTCTGGTCATAAACCGGAGACTTCCAATCTGTCGGGACTGGGACAATATCAAATCCAGTCCTTTGAGTTGGTTGGTTCACAGTATTGATGACATTATCAGCAACTCCAACAACACTCGCTACTTTGGCAATGTCTGATAGCGTTTTTATGACGTCATCAACGGTTCCAACAGTGTCGTTATTTGTCGTTGTTGTCAGAACGTTACCAATATCCGTCAGAGTGTTTCCGGCAGTGTTATCAGCAGCCAGGTCTTGACCTGAAATGTCAGAGCCTTCCGTAGCTAGTGCAATGGAAATGTCTTCTAGCGTGTTTGCCGTTCCAGTTCCCAAGTCAGACGCCAAGTCTTGACCAGTGATGAGAGAGCCTTCACCTGCCAGAGCGTTTGAAATGTCTTCTAATGTATTTGCAGTACCAGTTCCAAGATCAGACGCTAAGTCTTGTCCAGAAACAATCGTGTCTTGATTCAGAACATTGACAATGTCTTGCAGAGTGCTTCCGGTTACTGTATCCGCAGACAAATCTTGACCAGACAAAAGAGTGTCGCTTGTCGTTCCGATAGTGTCGCTAGTAGTCCCAATCGTGTCGCTTGTAGTTCCAACGGTATCTGCGTTTGTCAGGTTATCTACAAGCGTAGTAACAACATCTTGAAGCGTATTTCCCGTAATTGAATCAGCGGCTAAGTCCTGACCGGATAATAAAGTGTCTGCTGTTTGATTGTTGATAGTAGACGTAATGATGTTATTTATCAGAGCGATCATCACATCTTGAATCGTATTCCCAGTAATGGAATCCGCAGCCAAGTCTTGACCTGACAATAAAGTGTCTGCGCCAACATTGCTCACCAAATTTGTGATGACGTCTTGAACAGTATTTCCGGTAATCGAATCAGAAGCTAAGTCTTGACCTGATAAAACAGTATCTGTTGTAACGTTGTTCACCAGATTCGTGATTACATCTTGAACGGTGTTTCCAGTGATGTTGTCAGCAGCCAAGTCCTGACCTGAAACAAGAGTGTCTGTTCCAGTATTCACCAATGTCGTGATGACGTCCTGAAGCGTATTTCCAGTAATGGAATCGGCAGCTAGGTCTTGACCGGACACCAGAGTATCCATTGCGATGTTGTTCACCAGGTTGGTGATGACGTCTTGGACGGTGTTTCCAGCAACTGAATCTGCTGCCAAGTCTTGACCAGAAACGGCATTGTTTACGGCGTCCGCAACAATCGCGGTCACAATGTCGTTGACAGTATTTCCAGTAACAGAGTCAGCAGCCAAATCTTGACCAGTAACCGCATTGTTTATTGCATCAGTCACCAGTGAAGTTATCACATCGGTTGCTGTGTTTCCGGTGATGTTGTCAGCGGCTAAATCCTGTCCAGATACTAAAGTGTCTTGTGTTGCAGGTAAATCGAGTACCTGATTAACTTCAGCCTCAAATTCATTTACTGGTCTAACGCTTTTTAACCCAGAGGTTAAAGCATCCTCTAAGTTCTGACCAGACAACAATCCCTGTACAGTTCCCGCAGCAACTTGTCCAGCCGCTTGCGATCCGGTTGCTTGAGAAACATCGCTAGAGACACCAAGCTGATTAACGCCCTCTGCGATTGCAATCGTTTTAGCAATGTCAGCAGGATTAGCGCCTTCGTCAATGGCAGTAATAACGCTCAATGCAGTCCCAAGACCTGGGGCGATTGCGTTACCAACAACCGTTGCGATTGGTCCTAAGTCTTTGACAATGTCTCCAAGAGAGCCGATTGCGCTGCCAAAATCGCTGACTAAATTTCCAAAGAAACCGCCGCCACTTCCTGGCGTATAGAAAAACTGTTGTGCTGCATTTTGAATAGGCGCCACTTGCCCAGTCTCAGGATTTCCTGCAATCAATCCGTGAATATTACCTGCGCCAACTTGGTTGTAGACAGAAAACTGATAGACATTTGGCGTCCCCGTAGGTTTTAGCGTGAGCGAGTTGCGCCAATCAGGATTCTTTGGGTCAGTAGTCAATACAAGCTCTGAAATAGGATTACCGCCTTCATCCTCGCCAACTTTCATTTGAGAAAATTTTGCCGTGCCATTATTGATGGCAGAAATTACGCGAGAGTACGGTTCTGACTGTTTGCTCCAATAATCCGTTGTCGTTTTATTAACAAGTTGTTGAGCAGAAAGATTGGGGTTATTGGCTACGTCTTCGGCAGTAACAGTAATTGGGTTGCGGCTTGTTGCAGCAATTTTGTTTGCATCAGCCAACAGAGTCTGTCGGCGTTCAGTTTCTTTTTGCTCTGCTGCAATACGCTCTTGATTGGCTTTTTCAATCGCTGCATATTCTTCGGCAGTCTTAGTAGACGGAGAGAGAAAAGCATCACCAACAAAAGCAAAACCGACACGCTAGGCTCATGGAGCTAGACCCAAAATATTGCGATGTGATTGTTAAGCGATGGGAAGATTTCACCGGCAAGAAAGCCGTATTGTTGACAGAAATAGCCGAAATTGCTTAAATATTAACGAGTTCCCCTTTATAAAATGCCTGTCATACCTCAAGAACCCCACGTTCCAACGGATGAATTCCGTAAATTGGTTGAAAGCACCAGCGGATTAGGCTTGCCGCATGAGCAGATTGCCATTCTGGTTGGGATTGATGACAAGACGCTGCGGAAGTATTACCGCGCTGAACTAAACACAGGGAAGGCAAAAGCCAACAGCCAGATTGCTAAGACGCTGTATCAAAAGGCGGTGGCTGGCGACACGACCAGCCTGATCTGGTGGACTAAGAGCCAGATGCGTTGGTCAGAAACCGTCAAGGCTGAAGTTACCGGCGCAGACGGTGAGCCTTTGCAGGGCATTCAGGTTAGCTTTGTAAAGCCCAATGAGTGACTTACAGGCAGCAATAGCCAGGGCAGAGTTTCCGGTAAAGCTGGAAGGTCTGTTTAAAAAGAGCCGCTACAAAGTGGCATACGGCGGTAGGGGCGGTGCTAAGTCTTGGGGCATCGCCAGGGCGTTGCTTATCCTGGGGGCAAAAAGCCCGTTGCGTATCCTGTGCGCCCGTGAGTTTATGACCTCAATGCGGGACTCGGTTCACAAACTACTGTGCGACCAGATTGAATCGCTTGGCTTGTTGGGGTTCTATGAAATCACGCAAGCCAGCATTCGTGGAAAGAACGGCACAGAGTTTGCCTTTGTTGGACTCAAAAACAATATTGCAAACGTAAAATCCTATGAAGGCGTGGACATTTGTTGGGTCGAAGAAGCCCAAACGGTGAGCCGCCTGTCCTGGAACGTCCTGATCCCAACAATCCGTAAGCAAGGCTCTGAGATATGGATTAGCTTTAACCCAGAGTTGGAGACTGACGAAACCTACCAACGGTTTGTTCTTAACCCGCCTGATGACTGCATCCTGATCAAGATTAACTGGTCAGATAACCCTTGGTTTCCTGAAACCCTGCGGTTGGAGAAGGACGCACTTAAAGAGCGTGACCTTGAGGCGTATAACCAAGTCTGGGAAGGTTTGTGCCGCCAGACAGTGGATGGGGCAATCTTCGCCAAAGAGATGCAACAGGCTGAACTGGATGGGCGCATCACCAGAGTGCCCTACGATGCTACAAAGCCCGTCCATGCGGTGTTTGACTTGGGTTGGTCAGACAACACGGCAATCTGGTTCTTGCAGTTTGTGGGTATGGAAACCAGGCTGATTCGGTACATCGAGGACAGCCAGAAGACCATCAGCTATTACCTGGCGACCATGCAGACCTATGGTTACGTCTACGACACCATTTGGCTACCCCATGACGCTGAGAATAAGACTCTGGCGGCTGCGGGACGATCCATTGATGACATAGTCAGGGCAGCGGGATACAAAACCAACATCATGCCCAGAGTGCCGGTGTTGGACTCAATCAACGCTGCCAGAACAATATTCCCTAACTGCTATTTTGACCGCGACCATACCGCTGACGGGTTGGCTTGCCTGAGACACTATCGGTATGAGGTTGACCCTGAGACTGGGCAGTTCAGCAGAAACCCGTTACACGACCAATATTCCCACGGGGCTGACGCCTTCCGTTATATTGCCTTAATGATCAAAGAACCCGCCAAGCGTAAAAAGCCTGCCCAGATTGCAACAGTTGGCAGTTGGATGGGGTGAGTGAGATAATTCTCCAAAAGGGGTAAATATGGCTGACTATCAAGCACAAAACGCAAGCGCCGATAACCGGATTAACGAAGCCATTAAGTTCTGGCGTTTGGTTAATGACTCGGACTCCATGAACCGCGCCGAGGCTTTGCAAGATGTGAAGTTTGCCGCAGGCGACCAATGGCCGGTGGAGATTCAAAACTCCCGCAACGTTGAAGCCCGACCTTGCCTAACGATCAACAAGATTGACGCTTATATCCGTCAGGTGACCAACCAGCAACGGATGCAACGCCCCCGCATCAAGGTTCACCCTGTTAACAACCTTGCAGACTACAAGATTGCCCAAGTGATCGAGGGCATCACCCGTCACATCGAAGTCAACTCCAACGCTGACACAGCCTACGACACGGCTTTTGACTACGCTGTGCGGATGGGTTGGGGCTTCTGGCGTATCAACACCCGCTATGTCTCGGAAGATTCGTTCGATCAAGACATTTTCATTGACACGATTGACAACCCTTTCACCGTCTACTTTGACCCCAATTCAATCCTTCCCGATGGCTCAGACGCAGAACGCTGCCTGATCACTACGGTGATTGATAAAAAGATATTCCGTGAGCAATACCCTGGTGCTGATGACGGAGCATCGTTTACCCAACGCTCTACGGGTGATGACACTGCCTCTTGGGTGACAAAAGAGGATATTCGCCTTGCTGAATACTTCTACATTGAGCGCCAACGCTCCAAGTTGTATCTGCTGAGTGATGGCTCACGCCACTTCGCTGATTCGGATTCGTTCTTTGAACGGGTTGAAGCCGCAGGTTTGACCGTGGTGGATGAGCGCGACAGCTTCCGCAAGGCGGTGAAGTGGTGCAAGATGACCGCTATGGAAGTGCTGGAAGAACGCACTTTGCCAGGTAAATACATTCCTGTCGTTCCCTGCTACGGCGCTCAAGTTATTGTGGACGATAAGCGCAAGAAATACGGTCTGGTTCGCTTCGCCAAAGACCCGCAGAGGATGTACAACTTCTGGCGCACCAGCATGACCGAATCGGTGGCTCTGGCTCCCAAGGCTAAATGGCTGCTTGCCGAAGGTCAGGACGAGGGACACGAAAACGAGTGGGCGCTGGCTAACATCAAGTCCACGCCTGTCCTGCGCTACAAACAGAAAGACATTGAAGGGCAACCCGCCCCAGTGCCGACACGCCTTCAGCCCGAGCCGCCCCCGCAAGGCATCATGGAAGCCGCTGGCGCAATCTCTGCCGACCTCCAGATGGTTCTGGGCATCATGGACCCCAACCAACTCCCGTCTGGGAATATCTCAGGCAAGGCATTGCAGGGTC